TCAATGTTGAAAGACAACAACGTTGCCGTGCACTTTATAGAGCCAAGCGTTTTGCTAAAGAAAAGTGATCTCGATCAGTACGACTCTGTGCTGCTCGGTGTGGCTCCTATTCTTAGTATCTCCGCAAACAAGGCGTATGGAATTCTGCACATGATCAATCTGCTAAAAAACGATAGCAGACTTAGACTATTCGTAGACGCTCCAGAACCCGCTAAGATAGCCGCAAGCCTACGCGCCATCGATAAAAACAACGATGACATCGTCAAACAGTTCTACTCGGGTAGAAAGCAGTATTTAGACGTAGTTGGCAATAAAAAGATTCTTGAATCCACGCTAGGTGGAGTAAAAACTCTTTTTTCTCATTGGGACTACGTTACCTTGTATCCGAGTAGCCCGTTTGTAGATTCTCAGGTTGTTAAGGCGCAGCTCCCATGCACAGATGTTTCTGCGGTTCTTCCTGTAGAAGTAGACAGTGCTCTTATCTCGTCTGAGATAGGCTCTACAGCAACGTCAAGAAGTAGACGCTGGGTAGTTGACAGCATGAACTCAAGGTGGTTCAAGTCTCTACAAAATACTCTTGGTAATTCTGCTGTTCAGATGAAAAGCAACAGACTGTCAACTGACTCAGACGTAGAAAAGATGATGCTCGAGTCTCAGGGGTCGATTCTAAGCGTACAAGATGACGGAATGCTCTGGTGGAGCTACAGAATGTCGCAGGCGATGAACTCTAGAACTCCAATAGTAAGCGACTGGAAGATTACGTCTATTCTTGGAGATTCTTGGTCGTTGCTGCCAGCAAACGTAGAGGAAATGGATTACGTTGATATCTACGAACTATCGGTGGCACAGCGGAAGCGCTACACAGGCGCTCTTATGAACGCACAAGACACTATACACACACTAAAGAATGGATTAGGGCTGTGACAGACAAGGTGCTATTTGGCAAGTGGCTAGAGAAGACTCGTCAACTGCAAACAGATGTGTACAACGTCGACTACTCGTCGTTTCATAGCGACGAGCATGACGATCTGAGAAACCTTATCGAGTACATCCGTTGGAACATGCTGGCGATCGACGACGAGCTCGCTGAGGTCCGTAAGGCCATCTCGTGGAAGCCTTGGCAGCACGATGACCCGTACGCCGATCGCCACGAGATCCTCAAGGAATGCGTTGACGTTCTGCACTTCGTTGCAAACATTCTTTGCGCCGCCGGCGCGACGGACGAAGAACTTGACGCTGAGTATCTGGCTAAGATGCAGAAGAACGCTGATCGCCAAAAGAACGGCTACAGAGTTCTTGACAGTGGTGTCAAGTGCGCCCAGTGCTTCAGAGCTCTTGACGATTATGACGTCAACTCATGCCTTGAATCGTCGTGCCCGCAGCAGACATCAAAAGGCGGGTCATGAACGACCTATGGGAAGATGCCTCGTCTCTTGAGATAAAAATTGACGACGTTTTAAGAGTGAAAAAAGACGCGTATGGCACAGATGCTGGTAGGCTTCATAACGGAAGACTTGTTAAGGTTGTAGAAGTTAAGGGCGGTGACATCTACGTCACTACCATAGACTATAAGACTCCACACATACCTTCTGCCAGACACCCTGCGTATAAACTAGAGAAAAAGATCGCTTCGATATAGCATGGATAGCCAGATTGATCTTTCTGCGGTTCTTTTAAGATTTGAAGAAAACTGGTCAAGAAGAATTGACTGTTCTCCAGGCTGGCACTCACTTATCGTAAAACTTGACGAAGAGCTGAGTGCAATAGACCCGGACTACACGATACAGCAGATCAAGGAAAAATTTGGCGGTCTTAGGTACTACTTCAATACTAAGACAGACCGGTTCGAGGAAATGAACAGCGTCGTACGTAGATACGAACAGATCGCCTGGGAAACCTGCGAAGTGACGGGCGAGCGTGGCGTGTTGATGGTAAGAAGTGGCTGGTACAGAACTATAAGCCCAGATCTCGCTCCACCTGGATTTGAAGTTGTAGACAGGGAGAAACTTCTAAATGGCGAAGCTAATTCGTAACGCTCTTAAGTGCCTAACGTGCGGAAAGGTAATCGAGTCGGTGCACAGACACGACTTCGTCCGCTGCGAATGTCCGGAAGACGCGGACACGGGAATATTTGTAGACGGCGGTCTTTTGTACCAGCGAGTCGGCTACGGAATAAAGGCAGAGTTTGAAGACATCAGCGAGTACGAGGAGTAGAAGTGAGACTTCACATCGAGATGAAATGCACCGGCAGAACGTTTGAAGAAATTCAAGAGTCTCTCACAAGTAAGTGGTGCGAGTTCATTCAAGACCAGTCGGCAACTATCCCTCTTGACTCGGAGGTTTTTGTCTCGCAGCCTGAAGATGACCCAGATTCCGCGTTCTACGTCGCTAAATTGATCGCGAGGGTGAAGGCATGAAGAACGAAAAGAGCCCGCGGCAGGAAATGCTTGAAACTGCAGCGAAGATAATCTCAGGCCAGCGTGACACGCAGTACGGGGGGCCTGAAGATAACTTTGGAAGAATCGCCAAAATATGGGGTGTTCTTTTTGGCAGAGAGTTTACCAACGAAGACGTCGCTATGGCGATGGTTGCCGTCAAGGTGGCTCGTTACGCATCTAACTCTGGGTTTCAACCCGATACGTGGACGGACATCGCTGGGTACGCTGCGTGCGGCTACGAAGTTGGTCTAAATAGTCAGGTCTCTAAGTAATACGTGTTAGTGTTAACCATCGCATTAGACAACGAGGAAGAATAATGAGCAATCCGACGTTTATCGACTGTAACGGCCTCGCCGGTTTTATGAGCCTTGGCTTTGTAAGATCCGGCATCGACATGAAGGTCAGAACTGGCACTCTCAACTTTGGAAACCCCGTCGCCGAGGTAAACAGAAAACACCTCGGTAACGAGTGGACGTCTTTCTTTTCTGAAGATCCAAATGATTGGCCTGACATGAGCGCCGACGTCGTGCTTGGTTGCCCTCCGTGCTCCGGATGGTCGCTGTGGTCGGGTCCAGCAAACAGAGGTCCTGACGCCAAGGCGCACGAGCACACACGCGCGTTCATGAAGTACGCCGCTAGAATCAAACCAAAGATGGTTGTGTTTGAATGCGTACAGCAGGCGTACACGCAGGGTCGTGCGGTGATGAACCAATACCGCGACATGCTCGAGGAGCTGTCAAACAAGAAGTACGACCTATATCACGTCAAGCACAACAACCTTATGCTTGGCGGTTTCTCGTATCGTATGCGCTACTTCTGGGTAGCCGTTGAAAGCGGTATGCCTTTTGGTGCCCACGCGGAGATGCCAAAGGAAATGCCCAAGATGATCGACGTGATCGGTGACCTTGAAAATCTTGAGATTACCTGGAACAAGCAGAAGTACAACGCTGAGCCGTCGAAGTTTGTTGCAAACCTGAGAAACCAAGACGGTTACGTCGACGGCCACATGAACAGAACAAACCTCGAGTCACAAAGAATTCAAGAGATCTTCGACATCCTCGGAAACGAAGGATGGAAGCCTATGGACGCTTTGAACGTCGCTCTTAAGGAAGCCGTCGAAAAGAACGGAAACAGGTTCCCGCAGTCTTGGGCGACAAAGGAAGAGAAGATTCGCCTGAACGACTTCTACATGGGATTCTCACTGCCAGCCCGCTGGGACGCTAACTCATTCTGTCACGTCATGACCGGCAGCGCTCTTGATCACATCGTTCACCCGACGCAGCCGCGCCGTATCACTCACAGAGAAGCCGCAAGAATCCAAGGTCTTCCCGACGACTGGGAATTCGTAAGCGTCAACAACTACTCGGCTCTTGGGGCGACGTGGGGTAAGGCAGTCGCCGTGCAGGCGGCAACGTGGATCGGCGAGGCAACTGCCGCTGCCCTTAACGGCCAGCCAAACGGACCGCAAGGCGAGTTGATCGGCGAACGCGAGTGGCTTTTGGACACTGACAAGGGATTTAGCCGTAACTTCGTGAAGAAGAACTTCTACCAAGAATAACATAAAAGTGTGCGTCACAAGTTTTTTAGCCGTCCTGGTATAATCATTGTTCTAAACAGTGACGGAGTGACTCATGCAATCTTTTCTTGTATCTACAAATTCGTTTGAAGAAACGGCCGCGGTGCTTGACAACAAGCGCCTACACAAGCAGACCCTTGAGGCGTGGCAGTGCCTGCTTACGATGTGCAGGCTTGACCCAGACGGCAACGACCGCGAGCCTAAAGGCTGGTCTAGTCACCCTGTAGTCAAGATGTGGCGAGGACACGAGACGCTGCTTGTTTCGTACATTACCGCTACGTATTTTGAGTGGCGCTCACGAGGGTACAAGTCGACGTTACTCGAGAAGACGTTGCGTACATACGACACCGCCGTGTCCTTGGGCAGAATTTCCAGCGACATCACGCTGCCTTCGTGGATGCAGGACCTTCAGTACTTTGAGAATCTGTGCTCTACTCATCGCGTCGCGCTTCTGAACAAGAACTACGAGTGGTACTCGCAGTTCAAGTGGTCAGAAGACACCGGCACGCGTCCCAGCGGGTACGAGTACCTGTGGCCGCACCAAGACGGATACGTTATAGCGGCCTAAGCCCTGTAGAAGGCCTCTAATTCAGCGTCTCATCCGCTAACGTGAATAATCTAGCCAAGATTACCGCGCTTACGGCGAGTGACAAGATACAATCTTTCTACTATGAAAGATTCTAGAATTGGTGAATCTCTCTGGGTCGAATGGTCTGGAGAAGACTACGACTCTTTTGACAGAGATCTAGCGACGTTTTATACTGTAGGTCACGTAGACCTTGAGAACGACGTAGTAAAAAGAGCTCTTGCATCTGCCCTACAGAGAGACGGTATCGCCGTCTCGCTGGGAGAAGGGTATAAGCTTTTAGACGGTGCCACTGCAATGCTCGGATACGCCGGCTGTGTTGATGGTGACACCGACATGACAATCTGCGCCCAGGACGGCGAGACACGCGACGGAGATGACGTTGACGAAGTTCTCGAGGTGACCTGGGTGGAGATTCAATGCCAAAAGGTGTAGGCGACTTTGAGTGGATGGACGAAGCTGAATGCGGCAAACGTAGCAACAAGCACATGTCGTCTTACTTTTTCTCCGCTGTTCCGCGAGAAAAATATGACGCTAGAAACCTATGCTTTCAATGTGACGTCCGCAAGGAGTGTCTAAAGTACGCTCTTGAAAACAAAGAAATCTGGGGAGTCTGGGGCGGAAAGGACGAGGCAGAGATTAGAAGAACTCTGTCATTGTCGCACGAAGGTAAGGAAATACGTAGAACAAGATTTCCAAACTGCCCATACTGTGGAGCTCGTCCAGTAAAACTTTCTGTAGTCGTCGCGCCGTCGCCTGAAGGCGGGCGTTGGACAACAATGAAGCTTGTTAGATGCTCAGAATGCGAGTTTACGTGGAGAAGTCGCACGAGCGCAAACGCTGTAACCGCATATCATGCTTCTCGTAAGAAATCTGAAAACGAGAAGAAAAAGAAAAAAGACTAGTTGTCTTCTTTGCTTTGAAGCGCCCTGTTCAATGCGTCTACAGTCGCTTCTAGGATCGCGATCTTCTGCGCTTGCTGCGCTATCTGGTTTGTAAGACTTAGGACGATCTTGTCGATGTCAAGTTCTAGGTTATCTGACATTATCTATTCTCCGTCTGTTCATTTAGTTCTTCAAATCTGCTGTCTATCATATCACTGTACTTCGAAGAAATCTTGATCACGAGGTCTTGAATTAGCGCGTTTCTCTGCCTTTGTGCAGTTGAAGGTCCGATGTGCTGCTTGTATAGAAGTTTATTGATGTGAAGAAACTTTGTCTCAAGAAACGTTCTTACAACAAGTTCGTAGTCGTCGGCAACTACGTACGCCGGGTTGTGACCGTTGAGTTTTCTGTACACGTCTGCTCGCCACGCTCGAACATGATTAGGCGCAGACACGATGTGCTTCATCGTCGTCGGATTGATCTCTGGTGCTGACATCGCCCAGACGCCATGTTCTTCAGACCAGTAGTCGCTGCCGTATCCAAATCCCCAACCTTCTGGGTATCGACCGGAGTTGCCGTCGGGGAGGATTTCGCACCAGTCGGAGTAGACAAACCCTACATCCGGATTCTCATTAAATGCATCGTTAATCAGTTGAAGCGCATCGGGGGTTAATTCGTCGTCGTGGTCCAATTCGACCAGAATGTCACCCTTAGCAACCATGAAACCATTCCGCTTCACCTCGCCGATAGAGCCGGAATGAACATGCGAACGATGCATTTGAATCCTGTACCGTTCATCGGAGCAGAAACCGTAGATTTGCCGCCAGGTTTCGTTATGCGTGGAGTCATCCCACACAACCCATTCCCAGTCCGTGAATGTTTGTGACTTAAGGGAGCCCCATGTCCGGGCCAGAATGTCCTGCGACGTATTATACGTCGGTGTGATTATTGAAATCATTTATTCTGCCTTGTGCACATGGAACTCAACTGGATTGCAGACCAGGAATGAACTAAGAATGAGTTTTTCAGATGAAATTGGAACAAGCGCTTCATGTGGGTACATCCATGATGTTGGAAACAGCACAATTGCTCCCTTTTGTGGCTTGACTTTTAGGTCCTGATAGCGAAAGTACGTTTCTCCACCTTCATCAACTGTATTGATGTAACACAAAATCGCGGCAACTCTGTTGAACACATTGAATGACCATTGCTCGCCATCGATGTGCTCTTTGTAGTAGCCCTCATTCTTCTTGTACATTTGCCATAGATACCCAGTATCTTCAATATTTGGCGCAGTTGATAGATATTGAAAATTATCTAGGTAATCAGTAATTGTTGATTTGATTTCCTGATAAATTTTTTCGTCAATAATCTGACGTTCTTTAAGAATCTCTCCCTCATTGATGAAATTCTTATTGACATCTTGGTCAAGAGTGTTTTTCCATTTGACGTTGTCTGGGCCAGATGATTGTCCGGAAATGGTAATTCCTGGAGACGACTTGTGGAGATTATTGAAATAGAAATTCCATATTTCATCACACAGTTCATCGGAGAGTCCATTTTCGTAATATGCAATACCCTGATGTATAAATTTTGCAGTCATTTCAAATAAACATGTTCCTGTAGAGGTGGCCGATGTTGTCGTAAAACATTTTTGATTTTATCCACATCTTTGTCAATGGTTGCATTTCTGAAAGTTTTTCAACTGGGGGCTGTCTTCGGGCATCTGCCTCACCGCGCAAATATCTATAAACATGCATGTCGCTTTGATTTTCCTCAATCTCGTTCTTCACTTCTTCGGGCATGCGAATCTTATACAAAAAATCACGCGCCGCAAGTGCTACTGGCTCAGTAGAGCACCACGGCTCATTCGTCATTTCTGCCCACTCAATAATTAGTTTGAGATTTGGCAAGAGGCTTCGTGATGCTGTGGGTAAATCGCTTTCATTAGTTTCAAAGACTTCATTAGAGTCATTCTGGCCCTCAAAATACTTCACATAAATCAAGTGTCCTACTCCATCAACAGAAAGCAAAGAGAAATAAACCTCTAGATTACTCAGGGCAAAAGGCCGCAAACTATTTACGGCAGAACCGAGTGCGACTTGGCCATTTCGTATAAATACCGCTGGGCCATTTCTTGCAGCATCACATCTTTCTTCGCTGTATCTGCGTGCTGGTTGAGAGTCCATGAACTTAAAAAATCCGACTGATGAATTTGCCGGTCTAGTAATTAGTTCTGCAATGTACTCATGCCTAATATTGTTAATCACATAAGTATCATCGTCGTAAAACAAAGTAAACGTATAGGTATTTATCCCCTCGTTCATTGCGAGGAATATGTTTCCTCTCTCATCACTAAACAGGCTGTACAGGTAGGGCGAAACCATTTTGCCGGTCGCATCAATCCTCAAGGAGTGAGTGTCGCTTGGGATTTTGGTGAATGCAGACGTGCGAGTTGAATTTAGGTCATGCCTCACTGGATATATGTGATTACATTGCGTTATGTCCATGATTTATGTCAATCACTTTGGGCCGTATGGCCAGATAGTTGGACGATGCAAAATCAACTCTTCAACCCATTCATTAAATTCGTTAGTCATGTCGGGGATACCCTCAATAGGTGCTCTCAATCTTGCGTCAGTATGTCCACGTAGATATTTGGCAACCTTTTGGTCTGGGACAGACGACCAGAGCCAATCCAAAATATTTTCTGGAATGTTTAGTTCATTAATAAACTCAGATGCTGCGATAGCAACTGGTTCATTGTTTCCCATATTCTCATGAACCCATGCCCACTCTAGGATGCCGCGAAATACTTCCTGGAATGTTCTACCATTACATTCTGAATTCTGCATACTATAGTCTTCATTTTCAGGATTAAAGTATTCAAGATAAACAATGAATCCCTTTTCAGTCTGGACCGGTACTCGGAAAATTTTGCAATGCGTCAAACATGTGTAATGGTCATTGGTAGTTCCGTAAGGTTTTGACGTAGAGCCACAGGAGCACACCCCTGTTTCATAATTCCATTCGTGAAATGCGCTTGGAAGGTATACATTTCTGGGAGCACTGTTATCGCAGCGATTGAATGTGGCATTAGTTTCATCATCTACATCGGCTTCAAATCTAAAATTCTTGACTGCTTTGCAGAAATTGAATAAGCCGACAGAATCAGTAAGACCAATTTCGCGGAAATAGTAACCGATTCCGCCTTCGTGTGTTGGGTGATTCTCAAGCATTTTATCTCCCTAGAATTTTATGATAAAGCATATCGGCACAACATTGAGTGTGTGATTATGGGCCGTTGTATTGGCTGAATCAGAAGTCGCGCTGTTTGACCATGTATGAGAATGACTTAATGTTGTTGATGTTGGAATTGTGTGTCCATGGTTGGCATTTGACGTCTGGGTTCCAGTTGTATGGCTATGAACTTGGGCATTATCAACAGAAAAGTATCCATGTTGTGTTGCATCATGTCCGGTAAATCCAGTTTGATAGTTTGCTGCAGTATTACCGGCAGGTATCGTGTGCCTGTGAGTATTGCTTGGTCCCCCCGTATTATGGGAGTGATTCCAGTTTGAGGTAACTAGTGAGTGGTTATGCGAACCACCATCACTCAAGGTGTGGCTATGGGAAGCACCGTCGGCATTTGTTGTCGCATTTGCGGTCAATGTATGGGTATGCGCAAGTGATGTTGCGGCGTATGATGCTGTCGTTGCTCCGGCATTTGCCCCAGATGTAATTCCAATTGGGACATACGCCGTCATATCTGGCACTCTGAAGTGACTGCTCCCAGCACCACCGCTTCCATTAGTATAAGCACCATATCGTGTTGTTATTACCTGTGATAAAGCGTAGTACTGAGAACCTGCGGAGCCAATTTCGTACTGACCACCATCACAAAGCAGCCATCCTGAGGGGATTGCTGAAGAAAGCCCAGCCCACATCTCAATTGTCCCAATTGGAACAACGCTATCAACAACAAATGATGTTCCATCAAATACGAACACCTCGCTATCAAGCGGAGATGAAGCATCTAGAACGATGTTATCTATCGTAATTGTTGAGGGAATTCTAAAAGTAGACTCAGCCATCACTGAAACCTTATATAGAAATATACGCCAGTAACTGACGTTACGGTATGTGAATGATTGAATGTAGTATTGGAAAGCGTAGTGCTGTAATTGTGAGACGAATGCGTTCCTCCATCACTACTTGACCCATGTGTATGTCCGGATGCTGCGTTTACGTTATGATTATGGCTCGCTGTAGCGTTGTTGATATTATGCGTATGGTTTGCGCTAATTCCGCCGGTATTGCCACTCCCAGATGTATTTGTTAAAGCGATATTGTGAGCATGCTGCGTAGATGTTGATGACCCAACATGACTATGCCCTCCGGAGTTAGCAGATGAATTTCCAAAATTATGAGTATGTGCTACGGACTCATTTCCACTTATTGTATGAGAATGGTTATGTGCTTTGTTTGCACCAGCATCAACTGTTCTAGTTATTGTCGTATTATGCGTGTGGCTGCCGTCAAATGTTGTCCCACCAATATTTATTGTTGTTGGTAGGCTTGTGTTCGCAACGCTTCCATATGGGAAGCCATAGTCTATTAAATTTGGTAGATTAAATGTTGTTGAGTTATCGCCAACTCCATATTTCGTACCAATGACAGAAAATAATGCTGAATAAGTTGTGCGAGAAATTGCCTGACCATTGCAGATGAGGCAATTACTGGGGGCAGTTCCAGTCACATACATCCGCACAACCCCAATTGGTATTGCCTGAACAGTTGCAACGAACTTACCAGAACTCAAACTATAAACAAGGTTTCGTTTATCCGTAACGCCAGATGTATCAATAAGGACGCTCTGTGTCGTAAGTGTTGTTGGAGTTGAAAACGTTGAAGAAGACATGATTATGACCTGATGATAAACATTACTTGCATTACGTCAAATGTCCCATGGCTATGGTTACCAATACTTGTATTTTGTGATGATGCTGAAATTGACGTAATTGCATGAGTATGAGAGAGGCTCGTGCTTCCCGTCGCAGTGTGGGTGTGGTTGGCGCTATTTCCAGCATCATTGTGCGAATGGGCGGCATCATTGGCGGTAATTCCATGCTCGTGTGTACTATCTGAAAAACCAGTGTTTGTTGTTGAGCCAGATAGTTTTGTTTGATAGGTGTGTGTATGCGCTCCTCCGGCAGCAACAGAACCGCCGTGTGTATGCGTGCCCTTATCGTCGCTTGTTACAGAATGTGAGTGTGCTCCATCTGTATCGGAGTTATGGGAATGTGCTAATGAAACGGAAGTACCGTCTGTTCCATATGTAGCAGTATGTGAATGATTGTGTGTAACCGTTGAACTTTCAGAGTTTTGCAATGAGTTAGCAGTATTTGATGTCATTCCTATCGGAATACGTGACACCAAATTCGGAACTCGCACATTGCCTGCTGTTTCTCCGCCAGTATTAAAACGAGTACCTAATAATGTTCCAAGAGCCGATGATGATAATACTTGTTGGCCATCGCACAATAACCAGCCAGATGGCACGGAACTTCCGGCATACATGACGACTGTACCAACAGGATTTTCTGTCGTCGGGGTAAACGACGTCGAAGAAGAGGCGTATGTCAATACCTGACCGGATGTTGCTCCAGCAAGATTAAATGTCACGCCATCCAGATTTAGGTCATCTGATATTTTGAATGAACTAACAGCCATGATTACACCATTACGAACTTCTCAAGTTTGGCTGTTACATTAGTAGTTGCTGCATCGCTTGCGGCAACAAGCAATCTAAAGTTTGGTGCTGAGTAATCTGCTGTTACGGAGACACCACTTATTGCACCACCCGTTTCAATGACGGCATATTCGACATAGTCAACGTCTGTGCCAGCGCTATTTGGATTAACAAGAATCTTAGAGAGCCTTCTCTTACTTCCTTGCGTAAGCCTCAACGTATACTCAATAGCGAGAGTTCCGCTAGCGGTTACGGAGTCAACGACGGTCGCGGTACTGTTTGTTGTGACTGTATTGTCACCGTTTTCTCCAGTTACTTGGAAGGAGTCGCCCATTACGGCAGCAGGTATTGTTCCAGAAAGGTTTCCTGCCGTCAGGTTCGTGAGGTTTGCTCCCGAGACTGCACCGAATGAGCCAGACCAGGTTCCTGAAGTGATTGTTCCAACCGAGGTAAGACTCGACCCCGTGACTCCAGAACCAAGAGTTGTAGAACTAAGTACCGACGTTCCATTGATGTAATACGCTTTCCCTGATGCAAGGTTGAGATGCTCAGAGGAAGTCCAGGCATCTGTTGCGTCAACCCAGTTAAATGTCTTATCTGACGCACCCTTGAGAGTTATACCTCCGCCATCTGCTGCTGTGTCAAGCGTATTGTCCGCGCCAAGAACGATGTTCTTGTCGTCAATGCTCAATGTTGTCGAGTTGATCGTTGTGGTCGTGCCGTTGACCGTCAAGTTTCCGGCAATCGTCACCGTGCCAGACGAGTTTCCAATATTTAGTGTTGTCGCCGCTCCGGCAAAGTTTATAGTTGTTGCCGTCGTATTGATTAAGTCAAAAGAGGCAGAGGAGGTGGTAATACTGGTGCTAATTGAGGGCGATAATGCAAATACAAGGTTTCCAAGCCCTGTGGTCCCAGATATTAGTGTGCGTAATTCGGTTGGTGTCGTGCCAGATGCAAACTGAGCAAGGGTTCCAGTCGTTAGTGCAACGTTGGTAATCGCTCCACTATTTCCATTTACCGTAGTAACGCCAGTTGTTGATGTCAGATATGTCGCTGTGTCTACGCTCCAAGTCCCGGCGCCGTTAGTCTTAAGGAAACCTGAAGTTCCAGTTAAGGCGGCGATCGCAGAAAGATCTGCGTCGTACGCTTGAACGTTTGTTCCGATAACAAGACCTAGTGTGGTCTGCGCGGCGCTTGCGTCGGCGTCGTCAACCAAAGAACGACCAAACGAGGTAAATGTTGCCAATGACGCCGTTCCCGAGCCCGTAAAGTACGGCAACCTATCTGCGGCACTGGTCAGCCCGGCGATGGCAGCAAGTTCTGCGTCATACGCCTGAACGTTAGTTCCGATAGCAAGACCGAGGTTGCTTCGTGCAGTGGCGACGTCCGTCGCTCCGGTTCCGCCGTTAGCTACCGCGATAGTTGTTCCGTTCCACGTTCCGATCGCGATCGTCCCGACGGAAGTCAAGCTCGAGTTAACAACGGTTGAGTTAAGCGACGTACCGGTAAGCGTTCCGGCTGCTGCAGTTACTGTTTGCGCGCTGGCGCTTGTTAAAGATACAGATGTTCCATTAAGTGAAATGCTCGTATTTGACAAAGATATTGTCGCGTTTGAGCCTTCACCTGGAGTGTGCGAAACTGAAATTCCAGTACTGGCGGTAACGTCAGAAACGTAGTTTCCAGTGGTGTCTGTTCCTAAATTGATGGGGTCGTTAACCCAGGAGCCAGCGTTGTACTTAAGAAAGTCACCAGTTACTGGACTTGTCAACGCGACATCAGATAGATCGTCGATCGAGCCCGTAGGTCCGGCAGGGCCTTGCACTCCTGTCGCGCCTTGTGGTCCCTGTGCGCCTTGAGCACCTGTTGCACCCTGCGGACCTGTTGAACCTTGCGGTCCAGTGGATCCTTGTGCGCCTTGTGGGCCCGTGTCGCCTTGAGGACCAGCGGGTCCTTGTGCCCCGGTTGCGCCCTGCGCGCCATTTGCGCCTTGCGGTCCAGTAGCTCCTTGCGGTCCGGTGTCACCTTGCGGTCCAGTGGATCCCTGTGCGCCTTGCGCACCCTGCACACCTGTTGCGCCCTGCGGCCCTTGTGGCCCTGTATCTCCCTGCGGACCCTGCGGACCGGTGGCTCCTTGTGGGCCCGTAGCACCCTGCGGCCCTTGCGGGCCAGTGTCGCCCTGCGGGCCGTCAAGACCTTGAGCGCCAGCAGCACCCTGTGCACCTTGAGCACCTTGCACTCCCGCTGCGCCTTGCGGTCCGGTGTCACCCTGCGGACCTTGTGCACCTGTTGCTCCTTGTGCACCGGTGGCGCCTTGAGCACCTTGCGGACCGACATCACCTTGCGGGCCTTGTGAACCGGTTGCGCCTTGTGCACCTGTTGCTCCTTGTGCACCGGTGGCGCCTTGAGCACCCGCGTCGCCTTGTGGTCCTTGTGCTCCGGTCGCGCCTTGCGCGCCCGTTGCTCCTTGCGCGCCTTGCGCTCCGTTTGCACCTTGCGGCCCTTGTGCTCCTGTCGCGCCTTGTGCCCCTTGCGCGCCGACGTCGCCAGTGCGAGCAAAGGTAATAACGATACTTTCACCGTTACTGAACGAAGACGCCGAGCCAGAGACATATGAACATTCGACGTCAAAGAAGCCCGTCTCCTCGGTGACCGCTGAAATTGTAAACACCGCAAAGTCAGAAGAGTCGCTCTTATTGGAGATGCGGAAGTGACCTTTCATCGTACTTGTTGAGTCGTCGATTGTTCTCAGGTACGATTGAATGTCTGTTGAATTGGCGTCAACGTCATCAATTTTTAGTTCTGAAGCAAGAGTGATGTCTGAGTTGCTGAACTTAAGTTTTCCTGCGCCGGGGTCAGTGTGCGCCGTGTCGGTATCAAAGACGTATTCAAAAGTAACGCCACCAAAGTTTCCTTGCGCACCTTGCGGGCCTGTGGCTCCTTGTGAACCTTGAGCGCCTTGAGCTCCTTGAGCACCTTGCGGCCCTGTATCGCCTTGCGGCCCTTGTGCACCAGCGGCCCCTTGTGAACCCTGCGCGCCTTGAACGCCCTGTGCACCTGTTGCGCCTTGGGCACCTACATCACCTTGCGGACCTTGCGGTCCAGTTGCCCCCTGTGCTCCTTGAGCGCCTGTTGCGCCTTGAGCACCCGCGTCGCCTTGTGGTCCCTGCGGACCTGTAGATCCTTGTGCTCCTTGTGACCCCTGCGGCCCTGTAGCGCCTTGTGGCCCAGCGTCACCTTGAGGGCCAGCGTCACCTTGAGGGCCTTGTGCGCCTGTTGCTCCCTGCGGGCCGACGTCACCTTGCGGGCCTTGCGCGCCCTGAGCTCCAGTTGCACCCTGCGCTCCCGTATCTCCCTGCGCGCCTGTTGCGCCTTGAGCGCCTGTAGCACCTTGCGGCCCTTGTGCTCCTGTAGCGCCTTGCGGGCCGTCTACACCTTGCACTCCTGCTGCACCTTGCGGGCCTTGTGACCCAGTTGCACCTTGAGCACCTTGAACACCTTGAGCGCCTTGCGCGCCTTGCGCACCTTGCGGTCCTGCTGCGGTGGCGGGAGCAAACTTTGTTCCGTTAAACACTAATGCCTGGTTTGTTGTAGCGCCTGTCGTGTCGATCTCGATGCTGTCAACTGTAAGAGTTGATGACGACAATGCGCCGGTCACGTTCAGTGACGAAGCGTTGCGGGTTCCGTCAGCAAGCAGGTACTGAGTATGGTCGTCATCAGAAAGACCAGTAAGCGAACCATGGTCAGAGACTGGTGTTGCCGGAACGCCACCAAGAGGAATGCTTACTCGCTTATCGACAACCGAGGTGATGCGAGCGTTTGGTGTATTTACATAAGCGCTGGCTGTTTGGTAAATGATCTTATAGAGAGGTCTAAACTCAACAACAGGAAATCCACCAAGGTCCATCTGCTCCCATGTAACTGCTTCTGCTTCACCTTGGGTGTTGTATTCTGCCTGACCTAGCACACCTATGATCGGGTTACCAAGATTATTTGTAGCGGTGATCCATGTGATACCGAATTTGTTGTTACTAATGTCGGTCGTCGACCAAGTGCCTGCGGTATTTAAGTTGTATTGAACGAGAGATGTCCCCTGTTTCATTGGGAACTGTGTCGCTGTGTCCGTGCGCCAGTGATTATTAAGACGATAGAAAACGGGAATGTAAGCGCCACCCTGTAGTCGCTGTTGCCACGTATTTGCGGTCGGGGATGCGGAGTGCGTGATGTCTACCTGGAGGTCCTCATCAAAGAAGGTTCCGTCGGCAATATCAATCTTTGCATGAGCATCAAGTGAGCCGTCGCCAGTTGTGGTGTAGTTGTTGGCACCAAATCCATTGGCAATTGCGGCACCACGGGTTCTATGAAGATACTCATGTGTTGCCCAGTCAAGAACAATTCCATGTCTTTCGTCGGCAAAGAAATACGCCTTGTTATCTACTTCGTTCCAGTAAACATACGCTGTAGGCGTGTCGTTTTCCCAATCAAAAAACGTCGTGCTGTAGGAAAGTTCACCTGTATTATCGTAGTGAATATAGTAAAGACCACTGGTGTCAGGAATGTCTATTGTTTCCGTAGTGGTTTTTGTAAACTTGACGCCTTTACACCAGACCTCAAAAGAGCCAGACACTGGTGCGATCGAGAATCTACGGTTGCCTTCATCAAAAGAAATAACACTCTGTGTTTTGTCCGTGTGTCCGATCGGCTCGCCGCCTGGGATGTTGACAGGAGCTGTCCCTGGCGCAAATTTTGTTCCATTGTAGACAAAAGTATTTCCAGTAGCGGCACCTGTCGTGTCTACCTCAATACTGTCTACGTAGAGAGCGGGAACCTTAAGTGTATCGTCGGTCTTAAGCGTGTTTGCTGAGTCACGGTATAGATTTGTGTCAACAGCGTTTGTGCCATCTCCCCAAGTAATCCGACCGCCAGCATCAACGGCCAAACGAGGATTTGACTCATCCTTGATGCCGACCTCGATTGCAGCATTGCTTTCACTATTGAAATAGCGAGCACGCAATAGATTAAATAGTTTGAATGACATAGAGCCTCGACTCTGCGCTGTTTTTTATGTTTGCCCCTCGAGGCGAACTATCAACCTGTAACTACTACTCTATACGAATCTGTCGACGGAGCTGACGCAAACGTGACTGTCACCGTGTTTACAGTTGCGCGAGCAACGTCTACGTGCACGGTGTCGTGCGGTGAGTTAACTTCATAGACTTGAACAACGACATCTCTTGTGTTGAAGTTGTGAGTGACCGTGAATGAAGTGCTGCTATTGTCACCGATCGTCTGAGAAGCTACCTTAGAAAGAGCGGGTGTACTTGTGGACCCTCCGGTGATGTCTCCGGCAAGGTTTGTTCGTGCACCAGATGCTGTAGATGAGCCCGTACCGCCTGCGGTCACTGCAACGTCTGTTGCGTTCCACGTTCCTGTAGTGACCGTACCAAGAGTTGTAATTGTATTTTGGCCAACATACGTACTTGCAATGTCAATCGCGTCTGCGGAGACGCTGATGCGGTCTGCCGTGCCGACAGCGTCGATCGTGTTGCCGGTCTTTGTAAGACCGTTGCCAGCGATGCTTTGACCGGCAGCCGAGAACTGAACAAACGTAAGATTTGTCGAGCCAAGAGTGATCGCCCCGTCTGTTGTAAGAATCCAGCCAGAGTCGGCCCACGCGGTACCTTGCTCGACGAACGTGAACATTCCCGGCGTAACTTCAGTATTGGAGTCGGCGTCGGTCGCTCGAGTCAATACCCACGGATTACTTGCGTCACCGGCATCGGTGACTGTGTAGATACCGTTGTACGGGGCGTTGCTTGATGTCTCGTTCTTAACGAGAACGCGAGTGCCGTTGTCGCCTGAAGTAAACGTCGCACCGTCGATCGAGAACGCGCCGTTTGCAGAAGCTGTCAAAACTCCAGTGCTGTGAGTGAACGTCGCTAAAGCCGCGTTTGTCGCGTACTTTACAGACGCCTTAACGTCAAGACCGGAGCGAGCCGCGTCAACGTACGCCTTGTTCGCTGCGTCGAGATCTGCCGATGGTGCCGTAACCTGCAAGCGACCTGAACCGTCGCGCTTAGCAAGCGTGCTGTTTGTGTTCGATGAAGTCGCCGCGTTTAGATCTGAGTAAAACGTAGATGAAAGTAGACCAGCGTTTGAGCCATCAGCAAGGTTAGGAGTGATCGTGATTACTCCACCGCTCTCGGTGATGGTAAGAGCGTTTGAGTGTGTGCCACCTGACTGAACGTTCTCGATTAGGACGTGCCATGCGGAGCCGTCGCAGATCTTGAGAACGTCAAGATCTGTACGATAAATGATCCAGCCTTCTGCAAGACCTGTAGTCGGGTCAGCTCCAAGCTTCTGAATGACAGCGTTAAGAAGTTGATTCTTATTGAGATCTATGTTTGTGAGAAACTTCTGTGCCATGGAAGAGAACTCCTATGTGAGGTACGCGTAGCCTGAGAAGGGCGCGGCGAATGAAACTGTCACCGATGTATCACTATTATAGGCCACGTCTCCAACAACGACAGTTGCGCCGGTGTCTACGACTGTCACAGAAGGCCTTCCGCCAAGGGCATGAGTGATGTTCCACGTAGCTGAAGCTACGGTCTGAGTATGGACGTGTCTTTGTGTAGTAGTCGCCACGAGTGTGATCGAGAAGAACGGAGAAGCAGGCCATTCTCCATTGGCCTTTGGTCCATAGTATTCTCCTAGGTCTTCGTCTATGTAGATGTCGCCGTCGAAACCGACTAGCGGCCCTGGAGCGCCAGATCCTACGATAGTTCCCGGACCTCTTGGGCCGACAGGGCCGCGGAGAGTAGAGGTCTGAATGGTTGAATCCGCGATCGTGGTCGATACGGTGCTGACGGAATTGATCAGGTCTACGGCGGTGCCGTCTCCGTACGGAAGAAGAATGAAGAACTTAAGCGGCTTAACACCGTACAGACGAACGTTTACCTCATAGGCCCAGTTTTCTGGCTTTAGAAGAGTGTTGTCAGTCGTCGGAAGGCTCAGCGATATCGAACCGTTCGCGTCTAGGTTCGCGACGATG